TCGTTCGACAACGGGCGATTGATGGCTTGCGGTATTGGTTGGTCGATCGGCATGAAGTCTAGTGTGATGATGCCGGCCGTCTATACTGCCACCCCCCCAATGCCGGACAATTTGACCACAACGTTGGGCACATGGGGTCCCTCCGCCTTGCAACAGCCTGCCATCGGTGAGATGGTGGTGGGTGAGAAGTGGTTAAACGGCTGGATCACATCCTCCCCCTGGAGCATGGACCCTCAGTTTCGTGCAGCTCCTGTTTCGATCACTGGGTCCTACACGGGTGAGTGGACTTGGCCTATTCTGTGCATATCCCCTGGTACGTCGGTCTCCACTGGGGACTACAGCATAACTATTCGATACGTCGAATGGATTGAAGGCGAGGTGGGATTGCAACAGATCAATACGTCATCCGTTTGGAACACCAACATAGTTGCTGATGACCCAGGTGTCGACTATGACTACAATGAGATGTTTGACATGGCAATGAAAATGCGAGGCTCCAGCAAAGTCGGCATGATTCAGGCCGGTATCACACAGTTTGGCCACCTGGCGGGCGCAGGATTGGACATGTCATTTGGGGCAGTTCCGAAACCGCGCCTGGCCACTGAGGTGTGGAACGACCCAGACTATCCTGGGTGTTCGGAAGCAGAGTTGCAGCGTAGAGCACAGGTGGAGGCCAAAGAGGCACTCCGCCTGGTCACCGGCCTGATCAAAAAGGGGGGTGATGCCGGCGCAGCAGCGTCGGCTGACAAGTTGTTGTCCAGCTTGCGAATGGTTTCAGACATTAGCACGGCGTTACGCCCCAACGTGACTCAGACTCCTCTGGGGGACGACTCGGGTGGCCCGTCTGTACAGCCGGCGGCTACGCAGATAGTCCTTGACTCGCTGACCCGTGGGCCCGGTGAGCCAGTGTTTCGCTGGAGTGGGCGTGGCAGCGCCGCAATAGCGGTGCGTGACGTCTCAGCCTCACGAGGTTGGTTGTTGACCGAGGACGTGGCATTAGCCGGGGACGGCTACCGCTTCTGCCTTAGACTGACAAACGTGGCCACTATGGAACAGCAGACGCTTGTGCGCGCCAAGGGCCCTGATAAGTTGGCCTGCAAGGACTTGGCCTATTCGGTTGTAGTCACTTATTGGGCGTCTCAGAAACGGCCGGTGAGTGAACTGCAACTGTGGCCGGATGAGACTCGGGAGTGGGTGGCGCCCGCTCCGCTGGCAGCGACGCTGCCGGGGGTGCTGGCAAAGGGCCCACGCCAGCCTGCCCCAAAGGGGTTCATCGATGAGGATGCAGAGGACTTCAGCAGCCTGGACAGGGCGCATTTGCCCTCTTCGCCCAATGGTGAACCCGAGCGTCCCAACAGCGCCACTGTGGTGCGACGCTCTGCTTCCGCTAAGTAATAGCGGAATGCATAGTCAGGCCAGCGATTAGTCGCTGCCAATGTGTCGGAGCTTGCTCTCCCGCCATTGCTGTCTGAGGGATACTTGTGCCGCCGCATCTCGCCTCTGGTCTCGCCGCGCCGTTTTTCGCCGAGACCAGGGCTGAGTGCGGCCCCACTTGGGCGCCATGCGCCATTTGCCTAACCCGGGTGCCGGGTTAGTGACATCGAGTACCTGTGGTTCGTCCACGAAATCTCGATTGCGGGGGTTAGCCCCGCTTCCACTAGGTTGGATTTATTTG